GCTCGCGCTCATGCAAGGGGGCTGCGATTGCGAGGCAGACGAGAGAGCGCGAGCGGCGGCGTAAAGAGCAAGCCGCCATGGGCCGTGAGATCCGGGTTTGCGTATGCTGCGGCGACTCGTTCCGCGTCGGCCTAAGGACGCTCTGCTGCTCGCAGCGTTGCTCTGACGAGTACGAGCGCAGCTGTCGCTCCGGAAACACGCACGCCAGGCGCGCCAAGCGGTTCGGGTGCGTCTACGAGAAGGTCGACCGCAAGCGCGTGTTCGACCGCGACGGATGGCGTTGCCAGCTCTGCGGCGTGAAGGTCACGGAGCAGACCGCCGAGTTAGATCACATCATTCCAATGGCGCTGGGCGGTCCGCACACCTACGAGAACACGCAGTGCACGTGCATGACGTGTAACCGAGCCAAGGGAGCGAGGCCGCTCGGGCAACTGCGCCTCAGTCTTGCGGCGTGAAGGAAATCTGATGGCACGAGGTGGCTATCGGCCAGGCGCTGGCCGACCGAAGGGCGCAAAGACCGTAAAGGACGTTTCGCTGGTGAGCGGCAAGACCGGGAGCCTCACGCCTCTGGAGTACATGCTAAGAGTCATGAACGACAGCGAGGCAGATCCTGCGAGGCGTGACAGGATGGCTCAGGCCGCCGCTCCGTTTGTTCATGCAAGGGCCGGCGAGACCGGCAAGAAGGCGCAGGCCGAACAGGCCGCGCAGACGGCCGAGCGCGGCACGAACTGGTCGGCGCTGCTGCAGTGAGCTGGGACACGTCGTGCCTGGACTGGCAGGATCGGGTCCGGGGTCTTCGGTCGCTTCTGCCGGAGTTGCCGCTGATCGAGGCCGAGGCGGCGCGCGCGGTGGCGATCTTCAACATGCTGCGCCTGCCGGACGTGCCTGGGCAGCCGAGCATGGCTGATGCTGCGGGCGACTGGCAGCGCGACATTGTCCGCGCCCTGTTCGGGTCGTATGACCCGGTGGCGGGCGTGCGGCATGTGCGCGAAATCTTCCAGCTCGTGCCCAAGAAGAACAGCAAGACGACGGCGGGTGCGGCGATCATGCTGACCGCCGTGCTGATGAGCCGGCGCCCGCGGGCCGAGTTCCTGCTGGTGGCGCCGACGCAGGAAGTGGCGAACCTGGCCTTCGCCCAGGCGGTCGGGATGATCGAGGCCGACCCGGTGCTGGTGGCGAAGTTCCACATTCAGGAGCACATCAAGAAGATCACCTACAGGCCGAGCGGTGCGTTTCTCAAGGTCAAGTCGTTCGATCCGAAGGTTGTTACCGGGTCGAAGCCGGCGGGGGTGCTGCTCGACGAGCTGCACGTCATTGCCGAGGCGGCGGACGCTGACAGGGTAATCGGCCAGCTTCGCGGCGGCCTGATCTCGCAGCCCGAGGGGTTCCTGGTCACGATCACGACGCAGAGCGAGCGCCCGCCGGCTGGGGTGTTTCGGGCCGAGCTTCAGAAGGCGCGCGCGGTGCGCGACGGATCGCTCAAGGCGCCGATCCTGCCGCTGATCTATGAGTTCCCGAAGGGGGTCGACTGGCGCGACCCGGCGAACTGGCCGATGGTCACGCCGAATAACGGCCGCTCGATCACGGTCGAACGCCTGGTGAGCGAGTACCACGCTGCGGAGGCTGCTGGCGAGGAAGAGCTGCGGCGATGGGCGTCCCAGCACCTTAACGTCGAGATCGGCCTGGCGCTGATGTCCGACAGGTGGGCCGGCGCTGATTTCTGGGAGCGCCAGGGCACGGCGGGGCTCACGCTCGACGAGGTGATCAGGCGATCCGATGTCGTGACGGTCGGGATCGACGGTGGCGGGCTGGACGATCTGCTGGGACTGGCGGTGCTGGGCCGGGATGCGCGCACGCATGACTGGCTGCATTGGGGTCATGCCTGGGCGCACCCGTCGGTGCTTGAGCGGCGCAAGAGCGAGGCTGGCCGGTTCACGGACTTCGAGCGCGACGGCGACATGACGCTGGTGCGCCAGATCGGCCAGGACGTGCAGGCGGTGGCCGAGATCATCTCGACGGTCTACGGGTCCGGGAAGCTGGACAAGATCGGGGTCGATCCGCATGGCCTTGGCGGGATTCTCGATGCGCTGGTGAGCGCCGGGATTCCACAAGAATTGGTGGTCGGTATCTCGCAGGGTTGGAAGCTGACCGGCGCGATCAAGACGACCGAGCGCAAATTGGCGGAGGGCACGCTGCATCACGGCGACCGGCCGTTGATGAGCTGGTCAGTTGGCAACGCTCGGGTCGAACCCAGAGGGAATGCGGTGATGATCACGAAACAGGCGGCGGGGTTCGCGAAGATCGATCCTCTGATGGCGCTGTTCAACGCTGTGTCGCTGATGAGCTTGAATCCTGCGGGTCATGACATCGGCGGCTTCCTGGCCGCTCCGGTGGTTGCGTAAATGGCCTGGCTTACGACTGTCCTGGGCTGGTTCGGCGGCGCGTCGAGCCAGGTGCCGGGCGAACAGATCGTCTATCCGATCACGCGGCCCGTCCCGTTGACGCGGCCGGAGGTCGGGATCGACGGCGCCATGCAGGTTTCGGCCGTCTGGGCGTGCATCGAACTGCTCACCGAAACGATCGCGAGCCTACCGTGCTTCGTGTCGTCGGTTGACGCCGCCGGCAATCGCGCGCTCGCTCGCGACTCGCAGCTCTGGCGCCTGCTTCACACGCAGCCGAACTCGCGGCACACGCCGTTCGAGTTCTGGCAGTTCATGGCGATGCAGTACCTGCTGCGGGGCAACGCCTATGCGCGGCTGGAGCGCGACGCGAAAGGCGAGGTAGTCGCGATGTGGCCGCTGGCGGCAGACCAGGTCACGGTCGTTGCCGGGAAGGGCGGGGGCCTGACCTACGAGTATAAGTTCGACGGCAACGTCGCGATATACGGCGAGCAGTCGATCCTGCACTGGCGGGACAAGGGCAACGGCCTGATCGGCATGAGCCGGCTCTCCTACATGCAGTCGACGCTCGGGATCGCGCTCGGCGCGCAGGATCAGAGCGTCAAGACGCACGCTCGCGAAGGCCGCAGGCCCGGCGTGTTCATGATCGACAAGCTGCTGACCCCGGAACAGCGCAAGCAGATCCGGGAGAACTTCAAGGGGCTGAAGGAAGCCGGCGAGGATGACCTCCTGATTTTGGAGGCCGGAGCGAAGTGGGAGCCGGTGAGCCTGACGCCGGCTGAGACCCAGTTGCTGGAGTCGCGCCGGTTCTCGATCGAGGATATTGCGAGGTGGTTCGGGATTCCGTCTGTGCTGATCAACGACACGGCGAAGACGACGACCTGGGGAACCGGGGTTCAGCAGATCGTCGAGGGGTTCGTGAAGTTCAAGCTGCGCCCGATGATCACGTCGCTCGAGCAGGCGATCACGCGCCGGGTGCTGACGCCCGGGCAGCGGGCGACGATGAGCGTGGCCTTCAGCATGGACGCGCTTCTGCGCTCTAGCCTGAAAGACAGGGCGCAGATCTACGCGACGTTGGTGCAGAACGGCATCCAGACGCGCAACGAGTGCCGGCAGCTCGAAGACCTTCCGCCGATGGATGGCGGCGACCTGCTGACCGCGCAGACGAACCTGGCGCCGGTTGGCGACTTGCCTGGGCTGGTCACGGGCGGCGATGTGCCGTCTGAGCCGGTCGCGCAGTGAGGTAAACATGCTTCAGAAGACGATCAGCCTGACGGATGCGAACCTGAAATTCGCGAGCGACGCGGCCTTCGAGGGCTATGCGTCGGTGTTCAACGGCGTCGATGCCTATGGCGACACGATCCTTCCAGGCGCGTTCAAGAACGTCATCAAGTCGGCCAGAAAGGGCCGGATGCCGAAGATGTTCGCGAACCACAGGTCATGGGAGATGCCGATCGGGAAGTGGATCGATCTGACCGAGGACGAGCGCGGGCTTTTCGTGCGCGGCGAGTTCACGCCTGGCAATCCGCAGGCAGAGGTCGTGCGCGCGGCGATGAAGCACGGCACGGTCGACGGCCTGTCGATTGGGTTTCGGATGCAGCCTGAGGACTACGAGCTGGTCGACGAAGGCAAGCAGCGGGTGATCAAGAACATCAGCGACCTGGTCGAGATTTCGGCGGTGACTTTCCCCGCCGATGACGCCGCGCGCGTCGATCTCGCGACGGTCAAGAGTAGCCTCGATGTGGTCGAGACTGCGAGGGATTTGGAAGCTTTCCTTCGGGAAGAAGGCGGGTTTTCACACGGGCTTGCCAAGGCAGTGGCGGCCCGCGCTCAGTCGATCTTTTGCCTACGGGAAGTAGGTGGGGGTCCTGGCGAAAGCGCCACTGCCGAACTGCAGCGGCTCTTGTCGGCCATCGATTGAGAACCGCACAACCCACAACGACCCGCAGCTGGCGGGTTTTTTCATTTCTGGAGCCATGAAAATGGAAGCGACCCAAATCAAGGCTCTTGCCGACGCGCAAGAGAAGCTGAAGGAAACCACCACCGAGCTGCGTTCGTGGATGGAAAAGGCCAACGCCGAGATCGACAATGCCAAGAGCATGTCGACCGAGACCAAGGCCGCGCTCGAGAAGCTGGCCGCCAAGGCGACCGAGGCGACCGACCGCTGCATGACGCTCGAGCAGAAGATGTCGGCCCGGGACGACACCGGCAAGCCGGAGGAGTCGCTCGGCGAGATGTTCGTCAAGTCCGACGAGTGGAAGCACGCCCAGGCCCGCCGGGGTGGCACCGCGCGGATTGAGGTGAAGACCGCCATCGTCAACGCAACGGGCCAGAACCAGCCGCTCGTCGGCGACATGCGCGTTCCGGGCATCATCACCACGCCGAACCGCATGCTGACCGTGCGCGATCTGTTGCCGGTGGGCCGCACCTCGAGCAACCTGGTGCAGTTCACCAAGGAGAACGTGTTCACCAATTCCGCGGGCCCGCAGTACAGCTCGCCGAATTACGAGAACGTGACCAAGCCCGAGTCGGGCATCACGTTCACGCTGGCGAACGCGGCGGTGGTGACCCTGGCGCACTGGATTCCTGTCTCCAAGCAGGTGCTCGACGACTCGCCGATGCTGCAGTCCTTCATCAATGGCCGCCTGATGTACGGCCTGAAGCTGGAGGAGGAGGATCAGCTGCTCAACGGCGACGGCGCTTCGGGTAACGTCTCGGGCCTGCTGGACTCTGGCAACTTCACCGCGTACAACCGCGACGTGACCGGCGACACCTATGTCGACACGCTGCGCCGCGCCATCACCCAGGCTGCGCTGTCTAACTACATGCCCGACGCGATCGTGATCAACCCAGCCGCCTGGGAATCGATCGAGCTGACCAAGGGCACGGACGACCACTACGTCTGGGCGAACCCAGCGGTGGCCGCCGGTCCGCAGATCTGGGGCGTGCGTGTCGTTCCGTCGAACTCGATTGCTGCCGGGACGTTCCTGGTCGGCGCCTTCGGCATGGGCGCGCAGATCTGGGATCGGATGGACGCGAGCGTGCAGATCTCGTTCGAGAACGACACGAACTTTGTGAAGAACATGGCCACGCTGCTTGCCGAGGAGCGCCTGGCCCTGACGGTCTACCGGCCGTCGGCGTTCATCAGCGGTTCGTTCTGAGGATAGGCGGGCCGTGGTGACTCGGCCCGCCGTCTACCGAATGGAACAGGTTTTCGTCGTGGCTCGCTCGAGCTTCGTCAATTCCAGGTTCGGAAGCGTCACGCGCAAGCAGCGGATACCCCTGCCGGCGACCGTCGCGCTCGAGCTGGAATCGATGGGGCTTGTGTCGATCGAAAAACAGCGCCCGACGGTGCTGAAGCCCGCAGCGACCGTCCCGCAGGGCGCTGGCCAGGCAGTACCGTCGTCTGCATCGCAAGCGGGCCAAGCCTCGGAGACGACCAGCTCGCCGCCGCGAAAGAGCGGCAAGGCGAAAAAGGCTGGCGTGTCATAGCCATCAACGACAACTGGCGGCGCGCGCCGTGGGCCGACGTGCTCTATGCGTGCGACCAGAAGTGGTGGGACAGATACCACCAGGATATCGTCGACTCAGCGTTCGCTGGCGAACTCTGGACACAGGACAACCGGGCGGCGCAAAAGTACCGCCTGCACAGAGTTCAAGGTGCGCACGCCGCCGGTCTCGGCAAGACCCAGGTGCATTGGGGCGGGAACAGTGGCTACCAGGCGATCAATCTGGCGTACCTGTGGGGTGCTCGGCGAGTCGTTCTCCTGGGCTACGACATGAAGAAAACGGATGGGAAGTCGCACTGGTTCGGGGATCACCCCAAGGGCCTGAGCGGCAATTCGCCTTATTCGACGTGGGTTCAGAAGTTCGACAGGCTGGCTGCGGACTTGAAAGCGGAAGGGGTCGAGGTGATCAACGCCACGCGGGAGACGGCGCTTACATGCTTCCCGCGTAGGTCAATCGAGGTGATCGAGTGATCTCGGTCTGCATGCCTTACTGGTGCCGCCAGGCCGAGCTCGACCTCTCACTGTCCGCTTATAGGCGGGTCTACGGGCATCTGGATCTGGAAATCTCGATCTGCGACGACGGTTCGCCCGAGCCGGTCGTTGCACCGGGGTGTACGGTGACACGACTGCCGGCCAAGACGATCGGGCTGAACTGCTGCGTCCCGATGAACGCGGCGGTGCGGGCGAGTTCGGGCGACGTGATCGTGCTGACGAACCCAGAGATCGAGCATCGCGAGGATGTGTTCTCTGGGATGCTGGCGATGCTGGAAGGCCCGGGCGACTACGTCGTTGCCTCGTGCCGGGATGTCGACGGCACCTGGCTCGCGGGGCTGGATGTCGACTACACGAAGGATGGACGGCTGCCGGTTCCGCCCGGCGCGCACTTCCATTTCTGCG